CGACTGCATTGAAAAAGACTGCCCAGCGAGCTTCAAGTCGACTGCGAAATCGATGTCCGTCATATTCCGTTTCAATTGCTTTAATATCACTACTCACGGACGAATAAGCCTCCTTCTTCAAATGCAACATAATTACCATCATTCATGTCTTATAAGAACTCTCTTCGTGTCCTTGTATTTTTCACGTAATGACGGAATATTTATATCAGTACTTAATACTTCACGTACGACGCCCCATAGACCATCTTTTTCATCTGGAAAGCTATCCATATACTGGTTGAATGGAAGCTCCATCACGAACTTTGCCTGATCCTCGATGCCTCTGCCCGGAACACCATAATCCAGTATAGGAGGCAACCCGGTTTTGATATCTTTTCCAAAAATAATGGCTCCTGATGCCGGTGCTCCTCCAAGCAAGGTCATGCTTATCGCAAGATCAATCATTTTATCATCAAGGCTAATCCATGAGTGATCAAAGTACAATCCTTGCCCAAGCACCTCGCCTATACATAGATCAGGTTTGTATCCGATCTCAGACAAGCAAACATATAACGCAGCGCACGAAGCGTGGCAGGCACCCCACCATTGTTTTCTCTCCATGTACCTGTACATGTTTACCAAAACATCCTCGACATCTTCTTTATAGCCGTTCTCTTTAACTGCATATCTTATTTGCTCCGGAACACTCATTGTGTCCTTTCTTAAACAGCAATTCTTATATTTCTTTCCGCTTCCACATGGACACGGATCATTTCTTCCTATTTTCATCATGCGCCCCTTCTTTATTGTTTTATAAACGGCACAATCACATCGTAGAACCTCTTCGTCCAATCAGCGTGGAAGTTAGCCATCTGGAGCCAATCGGTCTCATTCTCGATGCTGACATTATTCAGCTGAATGAATACCTTGGACGATTTGATGTCGTCGCCACGATTCCACTGGAGCGTCGTGCCCAGCGCTGATTCAATTTCTGCTTTATGTGTGTATAGGCTATCGAAGGCAGCCTTGTTTTCTTGCTTATTTCC